CTTCTTTATCGGAAATAAAGCAAGTAATCCGTCTTTATCTTTTGAACAACGGTATAATTTTTAATCATCTTATTCCTCCAATATATTGATCAAATTCATTTTAACGATACCACCAAGCCTAAAGCTTCCGCCACGGGTTCAATACTACGATCATGCTCAGGATTATTATAAGGCTGGTAACTATAATTACAAACAAAGTAAAAGCACCTGTTAGCATCAATATATCCGTAATCATAGTGTGGCCTTCCCAGACTTGGTTAATCTATAAATTACGCCATCTCCCATCCAAGTAGGAGATGTTTCTGACGTTGCGAGTCCGGCCGTTACTAATTTTTCAAACTCTATTCCATCTTTACAATTTTTTGAAGTACCGAACCAGTTTCTGTTTGGACCACTGGTTGTGTGTTCCATTAGGTTTTTTTGGTATTTAGTTATTATCATTTATTTCTCCTTTAATTTCCTATTCCTCAACTTCCATTTGGGAGGTAAATTGTGCTGTCCTGGTAAGGCTGGTCAAAGTATCTATGATGGTGTAAGACAAGTACGACAAACAAGATGCAGGATAGAATTATAATTGTGTTTATTTTAATCATCTATGATCTCCTGAATATTTTTCAAAACTTTATTAGCCTTTTCAAAATCTGAAAAAGGAAAAGCCTCGCACCAAGACTGAATTTTATAAAGCTTCTCTCTGTTCGCTATTAATTCTTTTGTAACTGTTCTTAGTAACTTATCAGGCATAGTATTTTCAACTTCACCTGCTAATTCATCTATTGCATCATTTAATTTTTTATTCATTTTCTTCCTCCTTGATATACCCATTATCTTCAACCCATTGGCTTAAAACATCCGGGGGAAAAATATCTTCCGGGTCACAATGTTCTTGAACCCAAATTTTAATGTCAGAATCGTCAATTACAACTTTTTCTACGTAAGTAAATTTAGCCATTGTTTTCTCCTTTATTCCGTTTTAAACAAATCGGGCAGCAATCTTCTGGAATAACCATGAGTGGTGTAAACTGCATAGATGTTCCCGTATATTCTCCCTTAACCCATTCACAAGAAGGATCATATTGAGCACCACATAATTTACAGATTACAAAATTTTTAGTTATTGAAGACGATTTTGTCGGTATCGGTGTTGTTATTCCCATTACATCCTCCTTTCTTATAATTAAATGCCCCTGCAATCAACTTTTCTCACCTCTCGGTAGTTGATCGTGACTCAGTAACGGCTGTAATTGTACCAGCTACAGGAGCAAGTTTTTTTATTGTTTAAAATGCCAAAAAGCACAATTCTCTTTATAACAGTTTGTGTTTGTTACCTCACATGTATCATGTATTGTTCCCCAGGGGCAGCCATATTTTATTGCATAAAAGTCATCATTATCTTTTTCAACTTCTTTTTGTTGAAGATCATATTGATCACTGGCTTCCATCCATCCAGCCATAAAATCATCAAATCGTGATTTAAAATCATATGAATCCTTTTTGTAATCGCAGTAATGTTTCGGATTAGCACCTGGCATAAAAGCCTCTTTGCCATCCTCTCTTCTTCTTGATAGTGTTTCAGACATTTTGTGTCTCCTTTATTTTTTATTCTGTAGTTTTAAACAAATTGGGCAACAATTTCCTTTTAATAAAATGATCCTAAAATAGGCTGCCCAATTTGAAGACGATGGAAAATATTAACATATCCTGCCCCTTCCGTTTCTCTCCCAACAATATCATTAAATCGCATAACCCCTTTTATTTTTTCTGTGTTTGTCATATTTAAACCAAACATAGCACTAACGTGATCCAGTTTTCTTCTATCTTCTGAAAAATTAGTTTTATCTAACCATTTGGTAGTAAATCCTTGAGCATCACTTTGACTGGCTGATAATAATAATACCTTTTTTTCTTGACTTATTTGGCGTGCTCTTTGCCATTTTTTATTTTCCTGATCCCTTGGTTTCATCATTTTAGTATCATTATCAGGGGCGCATAAATCCAGATAATCAATAATTACTACATCTGCAAAAAATCCTTGTTTTTCAAGTATATCTAATTCTGCATAAATTTTGGACATTGTAAGGGTTTCAGATGGATAGGTAATTAGTTTAATTTTAGATAATAAATTTTTATATTTTCTGTTTATAATTTTATAAGCCATTTTCCAATTCAAAGGAACGCAAGCTGGTTTGACTTTATACCAAATACATCCTTTAAATCTATAAGATTCCGGGCCTCTATATCTTTTACAATTATAGCAAGGAACGTGCTCTATATTATTTTCGTAACATTCTTTTAAAATAACAGCATCTGCTTCTTTTATTTGTTTCTCGGATAAGATATCAGGGGCATCTTTTCCACCTTCTCTTCTGGGCAGATCACATTCCAATACAATCTAATACTGGAATGTATAATTTTTTAGTATATTTAGGTAGATCTGATCTCTTAGCAATTGATATTGCCATTCTTCTTTCTTGTTGTGCTTGAGACATATCCCCTGCCTGAAAGAAAACTACATTTTTTCCTTGATAGGCCGATAGTAAAGCACTTTTCATTAAGAAAAAAGATTTGCCTCCTTTGTTTTGTGCCAATATTGCTACAAAGCCTTCCGATACCATACTTGGATTTACCAGATCTCCAAGATCCCCAGGGTATTTAATAATAGGATTCGACTGAGTTAAAAAAGCATTTTTTAATTGTTCTATACTACCAAGTGGTCTAACTGATCCTGATTGCAATACTTCAACTGGTTTATAATTTGATAAAAAAGCTTCCGCTTCTAGTATATTGCCATCTTCTACTCTATACTACCAAGTGGTCTAACTGATCCTGATTGCAATACTTCAACTGGTTTATAATTTGATAAAAAAGCTTCCGCTTCTAGTATATTGCCATCTTCTACTTGATCTTTAATTCTATCTGCGTATTCATTTAATTTACAGGCTTTGCAATAATTAGTGGCTTGCTTCATTAAATAAGCCACGTTAAAATCTTCTCTTTCATATTCTTCTGAAAGGTTGTCAAGGATGTTTTCTATTATCTGGGCTGAATCTTTATCAATATTGGTTTCTCTGATTTTATTTAAGTAAAGGTCTTCTATATCTTGATTGGGTGCTTTTTTAAATTCATTAAAGAAATCCAAACACCAACTCATAATAATTTTGGCTTCTTTTGATTGAACAAAATCAATATCAAGGATTTCTTTTATTTGGGTTAAAAATTCTGTGCTAATTATCATTCCAATGGCTATTTTTCGTTCGATTTGAATAATATGCTTTTGATCCATTAAGAATTCCTTGTTTAAATTAGTTTTATCATGGTTTACAAGCTCTTTTAACTAAGTTTTAGCTTTTCCGAATACCCTTATATACCTTCTTGTATAAACCGCCTTTAAAACAGGCGTAAATCAAGCTCTTTTAATTTTATCCGCTTTAATAATATCTCCCATTGCTGCTATTCTAGAAACTATCCTTCCGTCTTTTACTTTTTCGTATAATTCTTCTGTGCTATAATTGGATGTTACAATTGTTCTTAATTCGTTTTCATAACGATAATTGACTATCAGGTATAAAACTTGTAATGCAAAGTCAGTGGAAGTTTCAACTCCTAAATCATCAAGAATTAAAATTTTAGTATTTCTATTTGATTTTAAAATATAATCTTCTGGGGAAGAATATGAGCCCATTCCACTATATTCAAAATTGGAATGATCAAAGCCTGGGGAATAAGTTTGCCGGAGTTGGTATAATAATTCAGCCACATTGACAAATTTTATTCCTATCGTACTACAATAATTATGATGTAAAGCAGAAGCAATGGCGTATAAAGTTTTACCCGTTCCAGTTTCTCCATGGATAAATTCGCTTTTCTTTTCTTTATCCGGGACCCCTAATTCTGCTTTAAATTTATCTGGAAATAATTTTATTATCTCCTTAGCAAATATTTGAGGAATTCCAATTTTATTCAAATCTACTATATTTAAGTTCATTTTTAGTAGTTTTTGGTATCTTTCTTTTTTGGTTTCCATTTTAGGCTTCCCCAAGTATTTTTGTTCTACTTTCAATTTTATTTAATTCTTCCCGGGACATTTTAGCCCCTGTTATTTCTTTATCCTTATTTTCTTTTTTATTTATTTCTTGAACCGTTTTCCAAGCAGCTTCAATTTCTTCTGCCGATACTTCCCACCTTTCTTTATTCAGCCAGGTACTTGGATGAGGAATGTTTTTTGTTTCCTGCCATTGATCAGTTTTGGAATGTTGTTTTATTTTAATAAGTATTTCTTTTAATGTGGGTCTATTTGGAATGGGTCGACTTGTTATTTTAATAAACGCTTTTCTTGCCTGTGGTTTATTTATTTTTCTTGGGTAGGCATTATAAAACTGATCAAACATGGATGAAGTTATTTTATTATGTTCTTTAATGGAAGATTTTTCCATATCAAGATTGGAAGAATTATTTTTAAGGGGTGGGGTGGACATATCTTTATTCCCTTTTTTATAATTATCTTTTTTAATAATATCTTTTAATATATCTATACTTTTAAATAGGGGTTTATTATAAAGTTCTATTACCCCCACATATATATTTTTATAGGTGGGTATTATATTCATCGTAAGTTCTTGAATTTCCAAGAGATTTATTGTTTTTTGTTTTTTGTTTTGTTGGTTTTTATAAGTTTTTAATGCTTCCCTGATATCCCACCAACAATCTCTGGCATCTTCCTTTTTTTGTGGGTAAGCCCAGTTCCAAATATTCATTAATAACGTCCAAATAGGATTTATTTCAATATAAATTTGCCGTTGTCTTTTAAATTTTGCCGGTAGGGATCTGGTGGCCTTTTTTATTACTTTTGTTTCCGTTTTTCTTTGGATATATCCTAAATCTTCCAAAGTTTTTAATGCTTTTCCTACAGTTATGATGGATAGTTGATTGTAATCAGCTAAGTACTCATCTGATGCAAAACTTGGGCCATTTGAGGCTTCCTTTAAAAAATATAAACTGGCAAATATTAGTTTGTCTGCTGGGCTTAATAATGGATTGCAAGCAGCTTCCATTGGAATAGTTTGCATATTAAAAAAATGTTCTTGGTTTTCCATTTTTAATCTCCTTGATTGGAAGTGGTTAATAAATTTAAAATGTTGGGGATATTAAGCTGATAAAATATCCGGGCGGGAATTCCTTTTCTAATCTTTTTAATTAATTTTTTATTTTCCAGATTTTTTATTGTTTTTTGTAAGGTAAAAATAGATACACCAATTTGTTCAATTTGTTGTTTTTCTGTTAGGTAAAACCATCCATCCTCATCCATATTTCTTTGAGTAAAATAGTGGTACTTATCTATTAGATTAGATAGCACAATTATATCCATTAAACTGATTTTTTCTAATAATGTTTTATTGATTACTGGGAAAGCATTGTGGGCCAAGGCAGTAAATAATATTTCCCTGGAGGAATGGTCGTGTTTTTTCATTTCTAATTTCCTTAATTTAGTTAATCTAGTTAAATTAATCAAAATAACTAACCTTTTTAAGGAGTATTTTTCCGCCCCTTGCTAAAGGTCGTAAAGTGATATTTGGGGTGGGAGCAAGTTGAGATACCAGAAAGTATCTCCCCACCCCGTATTATCTGCCGCTAAACAGATAACTAAATATCCCTTATAATATATAATTAATTTAAAAAAAAATAAATAGGTATTTTAAATATTTTAATTTTATTCTCTCGTAAATTGATGCGGTGGGCAGGGATCGAACCTGCATGAATCTAACAGCCCTTATTGATTCGGAGTATCCACAGTATGCATCCTGCTTTGTTCTCATCGGGCATCTCCACGTCTACCTATTCCGTCACCACCGCATAAGGTTAAAATGACGCAGCATGAAGAAAAATAAAGATAGGCTAAAATCAATTATTTTTATAAAAGGTCTTCCCGGCCATTCCGGTGCTGCGTCAAAAAGTTGGGAGTAACAGGGTTCGAACCTGTAATGAGTTTGATTACTCATAGGATATGGGAATGCCTCCCAAGCTCTTTATTAATATCCTACGTCTACCAATTTCGCCATACTCCCAAAGTTTAAAGATCAAATTTTCTTTATTTATTATATAATACTAAAAAATTAACCAAACTCTAATGATTTATTTTAACAGGGCTTTTATCTGTTCTGCACTCATATCACCAGCATCTTTGTTTGTTGTATTATTTACTCTTTCCACTTCAATTCCGGTAAATAATAGGGAATTGTACAGTATCATTGATTTATTTATTCCAGCTTTATCAGGATCAAGAAAAAGGATTACTTTTTTATATTTCTGTAAAAATAGAATTTGAGCGGACTTTAACTCAACTCCAAACCCACAAGTAACAGGATATCCAGCCAACCAAACTTTCCACACATCAAATACTCCTTCAGTTAGATAAATCACATCTTCTTCTGGTGGATAATATAACAGATGTTTATGATGGATTAATTCTCTTGATTTAGGGCAGGCTAAATATTTTAGAGGGCTTTTCCCACTAATATCTCTGGTTTGCCAAGTCACTGCTTTTTCTTCAAAATAAATGGGAGCCAGGATTCGAAAACTTAGATTTATTGTATCTATTTTGTTCAGATAACCAGTGTAACCAATGTGGTATTTTTTTTCCAAATCTTTAATATTTTGGGAATTAAAGCCTCTTTTTTTCATGTATCTGAGAGCAGGTGGACTTTTTAATATTGATTCATGATTTGGAATTTTGAAAGATTTTCTTTTGACTTTGATATTATTTATGAATTTATTTTTTCTTTTTAATCCTTTCCCGGTATTTTTATATTTGTGAATAATTTTATTTGCTTCTCTGATTGGGATTCTGAGTAAAGCTGCTATTGTTAAAGAAGTGGGGTGGAAGCCGCAGCGCCAACAAAAAGCGTATGATTTTTCAAGATTCCATCCAAGATGATAACCTGGATCGCCAGAACAAAAAGGGCAAATTACATTTACCCATCCTTCCCTATAATGTTTGTGCCCTTCAGGAACAGTCATTACTGAATAATCATTTAATAATTTTTGTATATTAAGCAAAGAAATATCCTTTCATTTTTGAGATTATTCTTTTTTTTATTGTTATTGGTTGCACTTTTAAATCTTCTGCAGCTTGAGACATTGATTTATATACTTTACCATTTATTTTTACTTTTACTGCATTTACTGGGTTTTCTTTTATCCTTTTTGACATTTCTTTTCTTCTTTTGTCTGTGTATGCTTTTTTTAGTATATCTGAATGTCTTTTTCTTAATTCAGGATTAGCCCATACTTTTTTTTGTTCAATTGATTTTGCTTTTCTATATTCAGGAGTTGATCTTAATATTTTTAATTTATTTTTTATTTTTTGTTTTATTTCTGGTTTATTTTGTAATAAGGCTCTTTCTCTTTGTTTTTCTTTCCCTTTTTCCGTATTATAAATTTTTGTCATTCTATCTGAATGTTCCTTTTTTTGTTTTTCTGTATATTTATATCCATTAGCACCTTTACCACCAATTGCTAAATTATATCCATTTGGCGATTGAGTATTAAATTTTTTTATGAAGTATATTTCTTTTTTATATGCTTTTTTTTGTGTTTTACTGAAACTTATTTTTTTTATTTTAAAATTAGTAATACCGTATTTTTTAATGTCTTTGTACAGTTCATTATTCATTTGATCAGGATTTCCATATTTATGGGAATTCCATCTATTTTTTATATTCTGTGTTTGCCCAATATATTTTTTGCCATTAATGTGATTTGTTATTTTGTAAATAATAAACATAAAATCCCCTTTATATTAAATTTTTGTGGTATATTTAATATAAACCATATTAATATAAAAATCAAGTTTAAATTATACCAAGATGATAACCCGGATTTCCGGTACACCAAGGGCACTCAGTTTGTATCCAGCCTTCATGGGAATGTTTACCTCCTTGGGATTCTGTTTTAATCCCATAATCTTGATATAATTTTTCGATTTCCATTTTGGATCTTTAGACCTCTTTTAAAAGTTGTCGAATATCTTTATAAGCATTATTAATCTGCGTATATGAGTACCCATCTTGGTTTAATTTTTTGTTCAACCAATTATATAGGTACCCATATTTGTTTGGTAAATCTCCAGTAAGAATTTTGTAAATTTTCCTAACTATTGGTTTTTGATTACAGAGAAACGCATCTTTAAATATTACTTGTCTTTCTGCTTTAGGTTCTTGGATTGCTTCTTCTCCTCCTGCTTTATTGGTTAAATAAGTATTGTAATTGGCGGTTACAAAGGTTTTAAGCCGGTTGGCTATACTGGCCCCTATGAAAGGTTTTAAATTGGGGTACTTCTGTTTATTTTTCTCAGATTGTTTTGCATATTGTTTATGAGCTTCCAGAAAAGCAATGTTTCCTTCTGAGATCAGATCTTCCATTTCTATTCCAGTTGTAGCGTGAAATTTATAAGCGATTCCTTTAATTAATCCTTCATATAGTTTGTATTCTTTATTTCCCGGGGCTTTATAGTTATTTACCGTATCAGTGGTCATTTTAATTTCCTTTTCTGTTTAATCGTTTTAATAGTTCGTTAAAAATACTACCTGATTCTATTGAAGTACCATCAAGAATAGCATCTAATACTTTTCCTTTTTGTTCCAATAATTCCATGATATCTTCATCAATTGTTTTTGTGGCTGTTAGAAAATAAGCATGTACAGAATCAGAAGTTTGACCAATCCTATGGACTCTATCTTCCCCTTGCACCACATCTCCAATCGTCCATGGAAACTCTATAAAGCAAGTTGCATTTGCTGCTGTAAGAGTAAGTCCCACTCCGGCGGCTTTTATGTTTCCAAGGAAAAGTCTAATTTTGCTATTTTCTTGGAAATCCTCCACTGCTTTTTGTCTATCTTCTGTTTTTACTGACCCATCAATTCGTACACAAATACCACCAAATTCTTCCTCAAGTAAATCCAGTGTTTTGGTATGAGTAGCAAAGATAACTAATTTATTTTCTGTTTCCAGATAATCTTTAATCCATTTTTTAACAGCACCCATTTTCCCTTGGACTGCTTTTTGTTTAAGCCTTTCCATTACCATCATTGCCGCTGCATTTTTAGCAAGACCGGCTTTGTAAATAGCTTCTTTTTTTTGTTTGTTGGATAGTTTTTCATTTTCTCTGATTTTCTTAACTTTTGCTTTGATCGCTTCTTCTAATTCATTCAGTACATTATCTTCCGCTTCATTGTACTCTTTTCGGTTATCAATTTCTAAAGGAACAACTGTTCTGATTTTAGGGGGTAATTCTTTTAAAACATCCTCTTTTTTTCTTCTGATCATTACTTCAGA